CGATAAAGCTTTAACAATTGAAAAAGAAGTCAACCGAAGTAATTTATTTACTTCTTTAATTGGGAGAGGTAAAGGAGAAGAAGTGGGGGACGGTTATGGTCGCCGCATTGAGTTTGATCAAGTCTATTGGTCTAAGTCAAAAGGTGATCCGCTCAACAAACCGACAGGTCAAATCAATTTGGAAATTTCTGAAATGACCGCAAAGTACGGTATTCCAACAAAAAATGGAAAACGTCGCAAACGAGAAAAAGTAGTCATTTTTGAAGACTGCGAGGAACCGAATGAACTGATTCAGCTCACCTATCAAGAACTGGTGAACTGCTCAAGACCGCTCGTTCAATTCAAGTCGACTATTTTTGGCGCGGATAAGTTAGGTAATACTATACGGATTCATCGAGAAGATCGCGGCTATCACTATGAAACACGAATCTTCAGCGTGAAGATTAACCGTTTAACCGGGAAAGTAGATACAGGATTAGGCGACAATTTGAATAATTCTGCTACTCGTCAAGCGTCTAATGTTCAGAACTCCTTGCAGACTCTGGATGATACTAAAATGACCTTTTATGAATCTACCGAAGTGTCCAAGTTTCAATCTGATATTATCCGCGGTGCAAAAGGCGGATCAATTATCATGATGAACCCATCCGATACAGGAAAAGGAACTTCAAGGCAGCCTTATCAGATGGTTTGGATGAATGGCGATTCGATTGCCACTTCTAATCATTTTCTTGTTGCGAATTCGGAAGGTATCGGCTTCATTGATGGAAAGTTTAACGAAGCCAATTTCAAGACCGCATGGACCATTGACGGTAATTTCAATGCGAACTATATCCAGTCAGGGCGTATTAGGGCTGATATTTTTGAAACTTCATTTAATGCTGTGGGTGATCAATTAAAGCTCGTAAAAGGTGCATTGCAGGTCGTTAACAGTAATAAAAAAATAATGGAGCTAACGAAAAAAGGAATGCAGTTTTGGAGTGGTACCAAAGAAATTGGAACGATCGGAACAACGGACTCTGCCGGCAATCCATTCCCTGATGCTTCAACGCCAACACCAATTCCTGATAACGCACTGGTAATCCGAACTGAAGGCAGCGGAAAGTACATTTTAATATCACCAAACAAAGGCAAAGGATTTATCATGCTCGCAAACGGAACCACTATTCATAACGGTGATATGAATATTCAAGGCAAGTTGCGAGTATTTGGTGATTTAGATGTTCAAGGCAAACTAACCATCAAAGGTCAGGAAGTGTTTCCTGGTCAGGGTGGTGGTACTGATCCGGGAGGGGGCTGGAACGGAGAATACCCACCAGGAGTAACTTCTCAAGCTGACAAGTTTGCTTGGGAACTATGGGTAATCCTTCTGTCTAAAGGGTACTCCAAAGCAGCTGCTGCAGGTATCTTGGGTAACGTTCAAGGTGAAGCAGGTGTTTCCATGAATCCGGATATTGCTCAAATCGGCGGGCCTGCCTACGGAATTGTCCAATGGGATGGGAGTGCCTATCCACTTGTTGGTTCTCCTACTTACGATGGCCGGACCTATGTCCAACGTTTAATGGCTGCAGCTGGTATCACAGAGGATTATCGAACAATGGCTGCTCAAGGTAAGTTGTTAGATTGGACGATGTACAACGGCCAGTGGTTAGGAATCGTTCAACCAACTACTCAAGCAGCATTCAAAGCAATCACTGATCCGTCTCAAGCAGCGTATGCATTTGAAAGAAACTATGAACGACCAGCAAATACACACCCTGAGCGTCAAGGATGGGCGGTAAATTGGTACAACAAGTTCAAAGATTTGGAAATTTCATCTGGTGGCGGTGGAAGTATTTTATCTACTGCGAAAAGTTTACTAGGTTATTTTCATTATTCTATGCCATTAAGAACGCAATTTGGTTCTGTTGAAAATCCAGACAGGAACGGCTATGCCGATTGTTCTTCGTTCGTTTGGCTGGTTTTAACAAAAGCTGGGTATCGTACGCCACCAGGAGTTGGCTGGTACACAGGTTCCATGACAAGTGATGCACGTGGTGCTAGAAACTGGCTTACTGAGATTCCTCAAAGCCAAGGAAAAGCCGGAGACGTGTTGATTGTAAACCAAGGTGGCGGAGCTGGATCAAATGGACATACTGCGATTCTAGCCGAGGATTGGCACGGCTATACTACATCCATTATCGAGATGGGCGGAATGCAATCTGGCGGTGTCGGAGTAGGACGCGTAGATATGTCGTTTGGTTGGTTATTAAATGGTGGCGATGTATGTATAGCAAGAGCGAAGAAATAGAGGTGATTGCGTGATAGATAGAAAAGGATTGAATCATTTAAAAAGTTTGATGAATCAGCCAGTTGGCAATCATCAATGTTATGCGCTTAGTGCGGAATACGCTGGTGTAATGATCGGACCAGATATGGGAGCTGGTACAAAGTATGAAATCAAAGTGAGGTATGGCAATGTTTTTTCTGCTGCTGATATTGGTTCTGCTTACCAATGGCCGCTTTATCTTTGGTCAGTAATCGAAGAACCCAGCTACGATCAACTAGTAGTCGGAGCGATTATTAATTGGAAGCGCGGAGCAAAGGTAGCAAATTGGTGCGCATCACAAACCTTTGGGCACACAGGTGTAATCAGGGGGCTTGAAAATGATCGTATTCAAACCTATGAACAAAACGCTGAATCAGGGGAGATTGTTGCTGAATACGATCGAGAGTTTTTTGACTCTGATCAAATCGCATCTATTTGTATTCCACCTGATTTTGAGAAAGGAGTGATGAACATATGGCAAAATGGAACGTTTCACTAAGCACAACTGATAGCTTCAATTATGTTGGCATTATGACAGTTCGAAATGGTAACCGGAGTTCAGAAGTCATGGAAGCCCTGATCACTGAGAATGGTAAACCATATGACCTGACAGGATGTAAAGTCTACTTTGAAGCAATTTTGACTAATGACTCTGCGGTGCAGCGATCAGCAAAAATCATCGATGCGAAGAACGGTAAAGTACAGTACACGTTCGATGAGTATTCAATGCAGGCTATTCATAAACAAACGGCGAACCTAGTCTTTTACAAAGGCGATGATTTGATTGCTACCACTCAAGACTTCACTTATTTTGTCGTTCGTGCTGTTTCAAAAACAGAAGGTGAAATGGGGTCTTACTGGCAGACTGTTGAAGATTTGATCATCGACATGATTGCTTTCCTCAATGAAAACAAGGGTGACTTCACTGATTGGATGAACGATCGAAAGAAAGAGTTTGAGACTTGGAGCAAATATCAAAAAGAAACTTTTGAATCATGGCGAGCAGGTCAAGAATCAGATTACCTTCTTTGGTTTGAATCAATCAAAGACATCCTGAAGGGGATTGATCCCGGTGGAACGATGTTGGCGGAGTTGATGGATGCATGTGTGGATATTCAAGGAACACGGCACAATTCTATTTCAGAACGCTTATTGGCTGATGCTGAATACTTATATAAAAAACTTAGAGCATCCCTTTTCACAATTGATTATGGGGAAATCGAAGTCGTGGATATTCTGCAAGATGATGTCTTTTCCGATAATCATGAGGTTGAAAAAATCGGAACAGTGAACAATGTGAATGAAGAAGGTGCTCTGGTGATCGCGACTATTGATGATCCAAAGCAAAACGTATTCACTCTTGAGAAAGTTGGGGTGATATAAGAATGGCTAAATCAAAACGCATGATGGAAACTGATGAGAAAACAGGAGTACAACGTCAGTTTTTCCCAATCACTCATATCTCTGCGATTATCGGACTAGATAAAATTATTTCTGGCCAATCGAAAGTGTTATCTGTAAACGGGAAAATTGGAGCAGTAGTCATTACTAAAGAAGACCTTGGTCTAGGCAATGCTATCACTGAATTGCCTTACGCCAACGAGATGGAAGATGGGATAATCACTGCTGAAATGTACCAGAAGATTTTAAATTCTGGGGCAGGTGATTACGTGCTGCCGATTGCTGGCATTGATAAGCTCGGTGGGGTGAAAATCGGTGATTTGCTGACCATTGATGAAAAGGGGAAACTTTCAGCGATTAAGCAAACCGATTATAACTTTTCTCTCGAAATAAAACAGAAACTTGATTTTCTCCAAAACTATTCCGCTGGTCAGAACATCAATATCGATGAAGACGGAGTTATCAGTGCAGTGATTGAGTCCGGAGAAGAGTACAACCTGCCAACAGCTTCTGCTGAAGAAAAAGGTGGTATTAAAATCGGTGATCGCTTGACTATTGACGAGAATGGAAAATTAAGTGCTGATCCACAATTTAACTATACAGCTGGGGCAAATATTTCTATCTCTAACACTGGTGTAATTTCTGCCACTGGTGGCGGTGAGGGCGGCGGAGTGAGCCAAGAATATGTTGACGAAAAAGCATCTGAAGCTTATCAAAGTGCTAAAGCTTATGCAGACTCTAAGATTCCTAGTATGACGTTTGAAAAGGTAGGGGAGGTTTAAATAAATGACAGATATTGTAAAAGTGAAACAGGATGGGGCGCAGGTCTATCTTCAATCACATTGGGAGGCAATCGAAGGCAAACCCACATTACTCAAAGGAGATAAAGGTGATCCGGGAAATGCCGCCACAATAACAGTAGGAACCGTAACAAGTGGAACGACTGCTTCAGTTACCAATGCAGGTACGACTTCAGCTGCAAAATTCAACTTTGTTCTTCCAAAAGGTGATAAGGGTGATCCTGGAACTAATGCTACTACGACTGCTGTTGCAACAACTTCAACAAATGGACTGATGTCGGCTGCGGATAAGACTAAGTTAGACGGATTAAACAATATTACATTTGAGAAAGTAGGCGAAGTTTAATGGCTGATATTGTACAACTAAAAGAAGACGGCGTAGCTAAATATCTTAAAACACATGTTAATGCTATTGACGGAGTTGATGGAGTTTTAGTTAAAGCAACCGGAAATGAAACAATTTTAGGAACTAAGAATTTTCAGGACGGGATTCAAGTATCTGGAAAAAATCCAGTTTTGACAAAGCCTACATTAGACAAAGCTTATATTGATAAGAATAATAATGCATCCGTCGTTGCTGACGGTGCTATGCAGTTGTACCGTAGAGGCGACACAGTATTTTTAACAGGATCAATTCAATTGTCTGCTAGTAAATATAATCAAGGTTTGTGGTTTGATTTACCAGCTTGGGCAGCTCCACCGGAACATGTCAGAATGTATTTTAATACTAGTGAAAAAATGATTCTGCTTTCTTTTAACCCATCAAAATTAAATAATATTGTTTGTGTTGATCAAGTTGCTAAAGATGCCTGGATTACCGGGTCAGCGTGTTGGCTGGCTAAAAACCCATACTAATAAAGGGGGAAATGAATGATGAAAACAATTTTTAAAGTATTATATCCGATTGGTTATGAAATCCATGAGGTAGAAGATGATTTTCCAACAGCGTTGCCATTTGTGGAAGTCGTTCCGATTTCATTTGATAAAAGAGAAGATGAAACCGAAGAAGATTTCGCTCGCAGACAACAATCTCAATTCTTCAACTTCACTGAAAATAAATGGGAAGAAGCAGTCACACAAGATTACTCTAAGAAACTTGAATTATTGGAGAATCTTTCTGCAGGACTTCAAGTTGATAACACTGCTTTAAAAGAATCAAATGCGGCACTAACTGCTAAAACAGATTCGATGGCGCAACTGAATGCCAAATTAATGCTGAATGATGTCGCAATCAATAAAGAAATTGAAACGCTAAAAACACAAATCGGAGGTGCTGAATAATGTTCACTTACACAGACGTTAAGATGATGTTTGATTGGGGCTGCTTCACAACGAAGCAAGTAAGGGAGTTTGTTCCTGACTGCATTACTGAAGCACAATTTGAGCGAATTACCGGAGAAGCCTTTTAGGCTTATTTTTTAGCTCAATTTTTGGTGAGATTCTATTTTTGTAGGAAGTTGGTGGATTATGAATGCTGATGCTTTAATCTCATTTTTGAGTATTGGAGGCACACTGATAGGTACGTTTGCAGGTATTGTCGTTTCAAATAAACTAACAATTTATCGAATTGATCAACTAGAAAAAAAGGTTGAAAAACACAATAACCTAGTTGAGAGAACTTATAAATTGGAGGGAAGGATGACCGAAGCAGAGCACGATCTTCGTGATATGAAGGGAGGTGGTACAGATGCAAAATAAGACGTTTGAAATTCTGAAATGGGTGGCTTTGATTGTAATACCAGCTTTGGCAACATTTGTTGGTGTAGTTGGCAAAGCGATTAATTGGGAGTACACAGATATCACAGTGATAATCATCACAGCGATTGGTACTTTCCTAGGTACAGTGCTTGGTGTCTCTAATCGAACGTTTAAGATGTTTTCATCAGAGGAATAGGAGGAATCAAATGAAAAAGAAAATTACTTTGTTGAGCCTTTTAATGGCTCTTTTTTTGTTGCCTTTTTTCCCGAGTACCGCACAAGCGGCGAAAGGGGATCAGGGTGTAGATTGGGCCGTTTATCAAGGGGCACAAGGGAAATTCGGGTATGGCTCGGATAAGTTTTCGATTAGTCAAATCGGTGGATACAATGCTGGTGGTTTGTATAATCAGTGGACGTATTCTAGTCAAGTAGCTTCGACAATCGCACAGGGCAAACGCGCACACACTTATATTTGGTATGATACGTGGGGAAGCATGAGTATTGCTAAAACTACTTTGGATTATTTCTTGCCAAAAATTCAAACGCCTAAAGGTTCGATTGTCGCACTGGATTTCGAACATGGTGCAAGCTCTAATAAACAAGCCAATACAGACACCATTTTGTACGGCATGCGGCGAATTAAGCAAGCCGGTTACACTCCGATGTATTATTCGTACAAGCCTTTCACACTTCAATATGTGTACTATCAGCAGATTTTGAAGGAGTTCCCTAACAGTTTGTGGATGGCAGCTTATCCAAATTACAATGTGACACCATCACCAGTTTGGAGCGTGTTTCCGAGCATGGAGGGCGTAGCAATATATCAGTTTACAAGTACTTATGTTGCTGGTGGACTTGACGGTAATGTTGATTTAACAGGTATCACAGATAACGGATACAACGGAGCCATTAAGGACGATGATGGAAAAGTTACTGTTAAGCCTGACACAGAAACGCCAGCGATTGATCAAGGTCAGCAAGCGAACGAAACACCTAAAAAAGACATTGAACCAGGCTTCAAAGTAAAAGTGAATTTCTCTGCTTCTACTTGGTCAACCGGACAAGCAATCCCACAATGGGTGAAAGGTAATAGTTACACTGTTAAGGAGGTCAGCGGAACGAAAGTATTGCTTGACGGAATCATGAGCTGGATCAATCGCAAGGATGTTGAAATCTTGCAAACAACCACTCAAACGCCAAGCACTACTACATCGACACATATTGTTCGTTCGGGTGAGACTCTATCAGGTATCGCTTCTAAATATGGGACAACCTATCAAACGCTTGCTAGTCTTAATGGTTTATCCAATCCGAATTACATTTATGTTGGTCAACAACTGAAAGTTTCGGGAGCGGCTAGTACATCGAGAGTTTATATTGTCATTTCAGGTGATAACTTATCCACGATTGCCCAAAAACTCGGGACGACTTATTCAAGTTTGGCTCAAAAGAATGGTATTGCGAATCCAAACCTGATTTATCCAGGGCAACGCTTAGCATACTAATAAACTAGACTTCAGCTTAATTGGATGCTCTGCACAAATGACCCGAAAGGCAACACGGTTGGCGGATACCAAGACTTCACAGAGACACGCGGGTATCACGACTTGTAAAATAATGTTTGCATCTAATTTTATTTATGAGTTATACTAACTAACGCTGGTGGCTGATACCAGTATTAGAGACATGCTGATCGACCACCCCCATGGTTGGTCAGCTTTTTGTTTTGGAACCTAAATGGTTGATATAAAACCAGTATACGAATACTATCTAAATAGGGATTCCTGATACAGCACCATTGAGAGAGAAACAGGATATGCTGTGGGGAAGTTCAGGAATCCCTAATTTATATTTTAACGCTTTGTATGCTAAAAGACAAAACTAAAAAAGAACAAAAAAAACTAGAGAAAGGCAATACAATTCGAAATCGAAGAAATATATCTGAG